TAACGTCTGTCTTGAGGTTTACCTGCCTAGCCGTGGCACTTGCTTGCTCCAACACATCAACCTTGGAGCTTGTGAGTATCAAGACCTTGGACCTGCCTTTGTTAAGGGTATGTCTCAGCTGTGTGATTTGCACAGCAAAACTAACGTAGACCAATCAGGTGAATACCTGTCTCCTGATGTTGATCGTCAGGTAGGCTTGGGTATGCTGGGTCTTGCTAACCTGCTGCGTAGGTACGGTGTTACCTATGAAGAATTTGGTGATGCCCTTGAAGTTGTCAACAACGGTAAGGGTAACGCTGACTACACTCCATCCATTACTCTTGCTTTTGAACTGCAAAAGGCTATCAACCAAGCAGCACAGATTGCACGCACCGCTAACATGGATCGTGCATTTGCCATTGCTCCTACTGCCTCTTGCAGCTACCGTTATCAAGACTTGGATGGGTACACTACCTGTCCTGAAATTGCACCTCCTATTGCCCGTCAGGTGGACCGTGATAGCGGTACGTTTGGCGTCCAGAGCTTCGACTACGGTCCTGTTGAGATCGCAGCTGAGGTTGGCTGGGATGCATATAAGAAAGTTGCTGATGGCATCATGAGGATGCTTGACGCTACGGGACTTCTTCACGGTTACAGCTTCAATAGTTGGTCTGATGTGATCACCTATGACGAAGCGTTTATCGAAGAGTGGCTTGCCTCTGAGCAAACCTCCCTTTATTATTCGCTTCAGGTTATGGGTGATACTCAAGACAAGACCAGCGCATATGCCGCATTGGACGAGTCAGAAGTAGATGCCTACCTGGAGTCCATTTTGTACGACAGGGATGATAACCCTGCACCTGATTGTAATTGCGGCGAATGAACCCCTATCAAAAACTACTTGAAAGAAAAAGAACTTGGACCCCTGTTCAAACGACTGCGGGTAAACTGGCTGAAGGTGCGGAAGAAACTATCTACCGTGCTTTGGCAATCCGACATATGGAGCTTCCGGTAGGAGACTTTATCCATGATGCACTTAAAACTGAAGTACCACAAATGGCACGGGATCTCCTTCTGTCCAATATCAAGGACGAAGAGAACCACGACCTTGCACTCGGTTACATCGCCAATGCTATCGGCGTTGATGAAAAAGCTGAAGCCGAAGCAAAGAATCTGCGGGACGCCTGGGTTTCTCATCCAGATCACACGCTCCTCAAGGCGCTGGTTGCCGAACGTGCAATTTTCTTCGTGCTCCTCCCATTCTTCAGATTTAACGGTGATGCTGGTCTCCGAACAGTAAGTGCTGACATTTCCAGAGATGAACAAGTGCACGTTGCCACAAATAGTTTGGTTTGTCGTGAGCTTAACCTCGATTGGAGTCCTTCTTTGGATCGGCTCCGTAAAGCCACTATAAGCTGGGTGATGCAGCCTCTCAAGGCTAACAACCCTAATAAATATCTGAACAAAAAATTCTGGCTGGATAGTAGTGATCGTCTGATGTATGAAGGTAAAGCTCCTGAGCTTTCCGATACCAAGCGGGCACGTATGCCAGCGTTCTTTGAACATGCAAACCCTAACCTCCCTCAATACGCTTAACCTTCTGACTGTTGAAAAGTTGTTGGCTGAGCTAGAGGATCTTTATCCACCAATCAACCCTACTCCTGACACTCCGCTTAACCAGATCATGTATCGGTCTGGTCAAGCAAGTGTTGTGGAGTGGATTCGTACACGTCTTACACAAGAGGATTAACATTATGTGTGGAGGAGGAGCCGCTAGGCGCGAACACCACCGCCAACAAGAACAAATGCGAGCAGAAACTGCTCAACGTAACATCATTGAACAAGCTGAACGTGATCGCCAAGCTGAACAAGCTCGTATGCAGCAGCTGCAGGCTGAAGCAGACAAGCGTCAACAAGAAGCTTTGAAAATGATTGCTGAAAGTTCTAAAGTACCTTTCAAAGTTAAAACGGCTGCTGAAGCTACAACTCCCCTTATGCGTACACGTCAGAAAGCTCCTGGAGCTGCAACTGGTATTGCATCACTTCGTATCAATCGTACCCCTGGCACTAACATTGACATGGGTGCAAGCGGAACTAACATTGGTTAATTAGATGGACGCTAAATCAAGGTACGATCATCTAAGTAGCTACCGTACTAACTTTCTCCAAACTGCGGTTGAATGCTCTGAGCTTACAATTCCTTATCTCATCCAGCGTGATGAGCATAGGATTTCCCACAAGTCCCTTAAACAACCTTGGCAATCAGTAGGTGCTAAGTCAGTAGTTACATTGGCAGCTAAGCTTATGCTTGCACTGCTTCCCCCACAAACTACTTTCTTTAAGCTTCAAATTCGTGATGATAAGCTAGGCACTGATTTGCCTGCTGAGATCCGTTCTGAGCTTGACCTAAGCTTTGCCAAGATTGAGCGAATGGTAATGGACTCTATCGCTGCTTCCAGTGATCGTGTCGTTGTTCACCAAGCCATCAAACATCTTGTTGTTGGTGGTAACGCTCTTATCTACATGGGTAAGGATGGGTTGAAGCACTATCCATTAAACCGCTATGTGGTTGAACGTGATGGTAATGGTAACGTAATTGAGATCGTCACCAAAGAACTGATTAATAAAAAGCTTCTTCCTAAAGAGCTTCAAGAGAAACCTCATCAAGTCAATGATCGTAACTACGCTTACGAAGATGACGTAGAGGTTTATACTCACGTACGTCTTGACAACAACCGTTGGTTGTGGCATCAAGAAGCGTACGGTAAAAAGATTCAAGGTACAGAAGGTAAAGCTCCGAAGGATGCTAACCCTTGGCTAGTCCTTCGTTTCAACTCTGTTGATGGTGAGAACTACGGACGAGGTAGAGTCGAAGAATTTCTGGGTGATCTCAAGTCACTTGATGCACTCTCTCAGGCACTCGTAGAAGGCTCTGCAGCAGCCGCTAAGGTCGTCTTCGTGGTATCACCCTCAAGCACGACTAAACCCCAGACCATCGCCCAAGCAGGCAACGGTGCGATCGTTCAAGGACGGCCTGATGACATTGGTGTTATCCAAGTGGGTAAGACCGCTGACTTCAGTACTGCAGCTAATCTTGCTGCAACTCTTGAGCGTAGAATCTCTGAGGCATTCCTGATTCTTTCTGTAAGGCAATCAGAACGCACTACAGCTGAAGAGGTTCGCCTTACTCAACTCGAACTCGAACAATCCTTGGGGGGACTATTCTCCCTGTTGACTGTTGAGTTCCTTATTCCTTACCTTAACCGTAAGCTATTGGTCCTCCAACGTTCAGGTGAACTTCCCCGGATCCCTAAAGATCTTGTGAACCCAACCATCGTTGCTGGTATCAATGCTCTTGGTAGAGGACAAGATCGTGAATCTCTTACCACCTTCATTGCAACAATCTCTCAGGCACTTGGTCCTGAGGCAATGATGCAGTATATCAATGCAGATGAAGCTATCAAACGCTTGGCAGCTGCACAAGGTATTGATGTATTGAATCTTGTTAAGTCGATGGATCAACGTCAACAGGAGCGTCAAGGGGCTATGGCACAGCAGCAACAGATGCTGCAAATGCAACAGATGCCCGATATGCTTAAAGCTCCTATCGCTGACCCATCCAAGAACCCCAACGCGGAAGATGCCATTGCTCAATACCTTGGTACTCAATCCGCTCCACCAATGCAATAAAATTTTATGTCTGAAATTCTAAGCTTTGATCCCACCCCCGATGCAGAAGTAATGTCTTCCATCGAATCCGATGAAGCTGAATCTCTTGCTATCGGCAAAGAGTTGATGGAACAACATGAAGGCATGTTGGCTGGTAAATATAAAAATGCTGAAGAGCTTGAACGAGCTTATATGGAGCTTGAAAAGAAGCTTGGAGGTAATCGTGAAGAGTCTGCAGAAGAATCTTACGATGATGAACCAGTTGAAGAATCTGAAGAGAGTGAAGATTACAGTGCCTTGTCCGACTTATTTGCCATTGCTGGTGATGAGTATTCAGAGACAGGGGAACTGAGTGCTGAAACTCTTGAAGCTTTTTCCCAAATGTCATCTCAAGATTTGGTGCAAGCCTATTTTGAAATGCAAGCTCAACAACCCTCTCAATCTGGTAGGGAGTTGAGCAACGAAGAAGTTAACCAACTTCAAAACATGGTAGGCGGTCAAGCCGCTTACAATCAGTTGACCAGTTGGGCAGCTGAAAACTTTAGCGAAGGAGAAATTGAAGCTTTTGATTCTCTTATTGAATCGGGCAACACCAACGCTATTCAGCTTGCACTGCAAGCATTATACTATCGTTACACTGATGCTGTGGGAGTAGAAGGAGAAATGCTGAGCGGTAAGCCAGCACGTTCACAAGATGTATTCCGTAGTCAAGCTGAACTTATTCAAGCTATGGCTGATCGGCGCTACGACCAAGACCCTGCCTACCGTCAAGATGTGATTGATAAACTTGCACGCTCTGATCTTGAGTTTTGATAGTATGTATCCTGATCACAATTATTCCGTTCCACATAATGAACGTGCTGAACAGCTCAATGGTCGCCTGGCTATGCTTGGCATCGTGGCTGCTTTGGGTGCTTACGCACTGACTGGTCAAATTATTCCTGGTATCTGGTAATGCCTCTTAAGAAAGGTAAATCCGATAAAGCTGTCTCCTCTAACATCAGTAAACTTAAGGGTGAAGGCTACCCACAAAAACAAGCGGTAGCCATTGCACTTAGCAAAGCTGGTAAATCTAAAAAGAAAAAGTAATGGCTAAACAAGGTCTCTACGCAAACATCCATGCCAAGCGGAAACGCATTGAAGAAGGCAGTGGTGAAAAGATGAGGAAGCCTGGCTCTGCTGGTGCTCCTACTGCTAAGCAATTCAAGCAAGCAGCTAAGACTGCCAAGAAGAAATAGGCTCCGCAAAAGACGCATTGAAACGTCCGCAAACGACGCAACAAGTCCCGTCATTACTGCGAGTGTTTTGACGGGACAACGAGCGTTTCGCTACGCTCAACTGAAGAAGTAAGCAATATAAAAGTTCTTTGCTAATTTCTCATGATTCCTATTCTAACTACTCTGTCGGTGATCACCAGTTGGTATGGTCCTGGCTTCCACGGAAACCTCACCGCTAACGGTGAACGATACAATCAAAACGGCCTTACTGCAGCGCACAAGACACTCCCCTTCGGTACTAAACTAAAAGTTTGTTATCGTGGGTGTGCCGTTGTTCGGGTCAATGATCGCGGTCCCTATGCTTATGATAGGGGTTTAGATCTCAGTAAAGGTGCGGCTGATGCAATCGGTCTCACTAACTCTGGAGTTGGAAGGGTAAAAGTAACCCGTCTTAACTAACTTCAAATGAATACTACAATCGCGGATACCGCATGGATGGCTGGACTCTTTGAGGGCGAAGGGTCTATCTCCATTAGTCAGAAAAAAGGTTATTGCTACCTTCAGTTAGTCAGTACAGATCACGATGTTTTACTTAAATTCGCTCGTCTTGCTGATTGTATAAACAACAAAATTACGTATTGCCCGCGTCGGCCTCATCAAAATAAAGACGCTTGGAAATGGCAAGTAGGGAACAAACAAGATGTTACTCGATTGCTAAATTTAATGCTTCCATATTTGGGTGACCGTCGTGCCCATAAGGCATTAGATGTTTTCGATTACTACGATGAACGCAACTCTCGCTCTTCCTCAGAAGAGTTCAAACATCTGGGATAAATACCTTGGATGGATTACATCCACTAACAACCGTCTTTATGTGGGACACTTCGGTGTTCTAATGATTCCCTGTTTACTCGCAGCAGCTACTTGCTTTATTCTGGCTTTCATTGCTGCTCCTCCTACGGACATTGATGGCATCCGCGAGCCTGTATCTGGGTCTCTTCTCTATGGAAACAACATCATATCGGGAGCCGTCATTCCGAGCAGCAATGCCATCGGACTACACTTCTACCCAATTTGGGAAGCTGGTTCACTTGATGAATGGCTCTACAACGGGGGTCCGTTCCAACTCACAGTCTTCCACTTCCTCATTGGCATCTATGCTTACATGGGACGAGAGTGGGAACTTAGCTATCGACTAGGGATGCGTCCCTGGATCTTCGTTGCTTACTCTGCTCCGGTTGCAGCTGCTACTGCAGTGTTCCTCATCTACCCCTTCGGTCAAGGATCTTTCTCCGATGCAATGCCTCTCGGTATCTCCGGCACGTTTAATTACATGCTGGTCTTCCAAGCTGAACACAATATCCTCATGCATCCTTTCCACATGTTGGGAGTTGCTGGTGTATTTGGGGGTAGCTTGTTTAGTGCTATGCACGGTAGCCTTGTCACGTCTTCTCTTATCCGTGAAACCACTGAGGAAATCTCTCAGAATTATGGTTACAAGTTTGGACAAGAAGAAGAAACTTACAACATCGTAGCGGCACATGGCTACTTCGGGCGTCTTATCTTCCAGTATGCGAGCTTTAACAATAGCCGCAGCCTTCACTTTTTTCTGGCTGCTTGGCCTGTTGTTGGTATCTGGTTCGCTGCTCTTGGCGTGTCTACGATGGCTTTCAATCTTAACGGCTTTAATTTTAACCAGTCCCTTATTGATAACCAGGGACATGTTGTGGATACTTGGGCAGACATTCTTAACAAAGCCAACCTCGGCTTTGAAGTCATGCACGAAAGAAACGCTCACAACTTCCCTCTGGACCTTGCTGCTGCTGAGACAACTCCAGTCGCCTTGGTGGCTCCAGTCATCGGCTGATTATGTCACACCAATCCTCTAAGCTTCAAGCCTTTGTAACTCGTTACACTCCTGAGCCTGAAGTAAAAGAAGAAGAACCACAAACTGAAGAAGAACAAACTCAGGAAGAAACTGAGTGAATCGTTAGGGGAGCACCTCAGAGTCGGACTCCCCTTTCATTGGCTGAGGCCGGTACGCCGATACCCTTAGCCGTTGACAGTCGGAAAGACGACAACACAATATGGCTACACAATTTTTTTCTCAAACGTTTGAGAGCAAGTAACAAACTTCTTTCTCTCTATCAATGGCACATCAAACTTCCTCTTTGACCACGAGCCTGACTCGTCCTGGTCAATCTAATGGTGCGGGTGATGCCCGTGCTCTGTATCTCACCCTCTTTTCTGGTGAGATGTTCAAAGGTTTCCAGTACGAGTCGATTGCTCGTGATCTGGTTATGAAGCGTACCCTGAAGAACGGCAAGTCTCTGCAGTTCATCTACACGGGTCGCACCACTGCCGAGTTCCATACTCCTGGCAACGCTATCCTGGGTAACAGCGATGCTGCACCTCCGGTGGCTGAGAAGACCATCACCTGTGATGACCTTCTGATTTCTTCGGCTTTTGTGTATGAGCTTGACGAAGTACTGGCTCACTACGATCTGCGTTCGGAGATCTCTCGCAAGATCGGTTATGCTCTTGCTGAGAAGTATGACCGCTACATCTTCCGTGCTATCGCTCGCGGTGCACGTAAGGCTAGCCCCATCACCAAAGCCAGCTTCGTTGAGCCTGGTGGTACCCAAATCCGCGTTGGTTCTTCTGCCAACGATTCGGATGCTTTTGATTCCACTGCTCTGGTTAATGCGTTCTATGACGCTGCAGCCGCTATGGATGAGAAAGGTGTCAGCAGCGACGGTCGTGTGGGTGTTCTGAACCCCCGCCAGTACTACGCTCTGATCCAAGCCATCGGTTCTAACGGTCTCGTGAACCGCGATGTTCAAGGTGATTCCCTGCAAAAGGGTAACGGCATCATTGAGATTGCCGGTATCAAGATCTACAAGTCCATGAACATCCCCTTCCTGGGCAACTATGGTACCAAGTACGGCGGTACTACCGGTGAGACTTCTCCTGGTAACGTTGGTAGCTTCGTGGGTCCTGCCCTGGAGAACGCTGACGGTGCTGTGACCGGTATCAAGAACGACTACGGTACCGCTGCTGAAGTTGGTACCAAGTCCTGTGGTCTGATCTTCCAGAAGGAAGCTGCTGGTGTGGTTGAGGCAATTGGTCCTCAAGTGCAAGTGACCAGCGGTGACGTGTCGGTGATCTACCAGGGTGACGTTATCCTTGGCCGTCTGGCTATGGGTGCTGATTACCTGAACCCTGCTGCAGCTGTTGAGCTGTATGTGGGCGCTACTGCACCTTCTGAGTTCTGATTCTTTTCGTACTCAACATTGGGGATCCTTCGGGGTCCCCTTTTTTTTAATTTCTGATAGGTACTATGCCCTTTCCTACTTATGCTGTGTCCACCGAACTGGATGCTGTTAATCAAATACTAAGCTCTGTGGGACAGGCTCCTGTCACCACGCTGGATCTACAGAACCCCGAAGTATCCATTGTTCTGAATACTCTTAGAGAAATCAATCGTCAAGTTCAATCTGAAGGTTGGATCTTTAACACAGAACGGGACTACGAGATGGTTCCAGATTCAATCACTAATCAAATTTTATATCCGTACAATGTCCTTCAAATGGATGCTAATGTCGAACATCATAAAAATGAGTTTGATTTAGTACGCCGTGATGGAAAGTTGTATGACCGTCTTCATCATACATTTACTTTTACTGAACCTGTTCACGTTGATCTGACCTGGTACTTTGATTTCACTGATGTACCCCCTGCTATTCAAACGTACATCACTGCTCGTGCTGCTCGTATGTGTGCCACCAAGTTAATTGGTGATCAAGAGATCAACAAACTCCTTGCTGAACAAGAAGTCTATACCCGTGCTGCAGCCATTGAATATGAATGCAACCAAGGGGATTACTCGATGTTTGGTTTTAAGGATGGTCAGAATTACTACACAAGTTATCAACCTTATCAAGCTTTGATGCGATGAGTACCATTTCCCAGAGAATCCCAAACCTTTTTCTTGGTATCTCTCAACAACCTGATAGCAGGAAGTTTCCTGGACAAGTCAGAGATGCAGTGAATACCTTGCCTGACTTTGCGTTGGGTATGTTGAAGCGTCCTGGTGGTGAATACATTGAGTCGTTGACAAACGCTGCCACTACTGGTCGTTGGTTTTCGATTCTTAGGGATCAGGATGAGAAATACGTTGCTCAATATGCAAACAATGTATTTCGTATTTGGAGCCTATCAGATGGTTCCCCCCGTGCTGTTAACATGGGTAGTAATACAGGTGTTCCTGGTACGTGTGTTATTGCAGATGTAAAAACTACACTTGCTAATTACAATGCAGCAGTAAACGTCAGGAAAACTAGGCTTACAGAACTTCATACCGCTCAATCTAATTACGCTGAAGCTCTTGCCGGACAGAATGCCACTACAGAAGAATTGTTTGATGTAAAGTACAATTACATTCCTTCTGCTACACCAAACACTTTTTACGAAGTTTACCTGTATTCAGGTATCACAAAAAATGCTGATGGGGTTTATGTAGTTAAGAACGCTGACACAGTGGTGTCTACAAGCGTCTCCTTGCCCGCTGGATATACTCTTGGTACCGAACGTACCGATGAGCATCCAAAGCTTGCTGCAGAGGGTTACAGAGTCTTTACAGCGATTCATACGGTAGCAGCTACACACACTGCTGGTCAACTGGCTACTGCCTTGGCTGCAATGAATAATGCTCAGACCAACTACAGTAACGCTGTAGCTGATGAAGCAACCAAGCTTGGTCTTTACAACACTGAAGTTAATGACTGTGCTATCACTACTGTTCCTGCTAATGCTTATCTCAAAGATGCTGACCCTGAGGACATTGAAGTTCTAACGCTTAATGATTACACATTTGTATTAAACAAAGCTAAAACAGTCCAAATGGATGCAGCAACTACCACTGCTGCTCTTCCTCATCAAGCTTTTGTTGTTCTTAGTATTGTTGGCACTGGTCACTATCAAATTAAGCTTGATGGCACTCTTCGTGGTTCTTATAATGCTGGTTCAGGTGGTGATGTAGATCAGATTCTTAGTGACCTTGTTGGTGATATTAATGGTCAAACTTTTGGTGGTAAAACTTACACTGCTGTAAGAGTTGGTGCTGGTATTTACATTAGTTGTACTGCTGCCTTTACCATTGAAGTTGTAGGCGGTCCATCACAAGATGCAATGTATGCTTTCCAAGAAACTGTTGCAACGGTTTCCGCTTTGCCTAGCCAAGCTAAAGATGGTTATGTAGTCAAAGTTGTCAACTCTGGTGATGTGGAAGTTGATGATATGTGGCTTAAATTTAACTCTTCTTCCGGTGCTACTTATGGTGTAGGTACATGGGAAGAAACGGTTGGACCTGGAATTACATATAGGTTTGATCCCCTCACCATGCCTCACCAATTGGTCCGGCAAACTGATGGCTCCTTTACTTATGGACCAGTAACTTGGGATGAAAGATTGATTGGTGATCTTACTACTAATCCCAATCCTAGTTTTGTCGGTACAACTATTCGTCACATGTTCTTGTATAGGAACCGCCTTGGGTTCTTGTCCAATGAAACCGTGACAATGAGTAGAGCAGGTGACCTGTTCAACTTCTTTAACACTACCGCTCTTACTGCTACAGATGATGACCCGATTGATATTTCGGCATCAACCGCTAAGCCAGTTACTTTGAATTATGTCCGACCTACTGCTGTTGGTCTGATTCTATTTGGTAACACTGAACAATTCTTGCTAAGCACTGACTCTGACATTTTGAGTCCTAAGACGGCAAAGATTAACACTATGTCGTCGTATGAGTGTGAGGCTGATATTGAAGCTGTATCAACCGGTATCTCTACTAACTTTATTGCTAAAACACCTCTTTATACTAAACTCTTTAACCTTGTAGATATTAGGAACGATAGTCCTCCTCTTGCTGAGGAACTAACCTATAACATCCCTGAACTTATTCCAAGCACAATTGACAGCCTTATCTCGTCTGCAGCTGCATCCATTATTTCTCTTGGAACTATTGGGAACAGCACTATTTATCAATACCGTTTTTTACAGCTTAGTGAAAAGCGTGTTCAGTCTTGGTATAAGTGGACTTTAACTGGTACGTTACTTGATCAATTCTTTGACCAAAGTACTTACTATGCAATTGTTGCTAATGGAACTGAAGTTGAAGTTCAAGCATTTAATCTTCGTCAATCTAGTGATGAAGGGTTTTTGACTCTTCCTACTGGTGAGAAAACTGATGTGTTTTTGGATTACTGGTCCATTAACCCTTATCGTACCTATGACTCCAACGCTGATACTACTCGCATTTTTCTTCCGTATGAAACTGCAAGCGGTAAAACTTTTGTAGTTGTAGCTCTTGGTGGGTACATCGGTGGTAGCAACGCTACTTCAAGTCAATCCGTTGGTGCTGTATTAGAACCAACTGTAGCAGGTACAGCAGGTGCTTACTATGCAGACATTGCTGGAGACTATCGTGGACGTGATCTGATTATTGGATACCAGTATGAAATGTCTCTGGAACTCCCTAAATTTTACATCACTAAAAGTGAAGGAAGTTATGTAAGCAGTGATCAAACTGCTGATCTTATTCTTCATCGAATCAACGTTGCTACAGGTCTTAGCGGTCCTGTAACTTATGAAATTGATTTGACTGGTATTCCAACGTGGGAGAATGTAGTGTCTACTACTTTACCTAATACCTACGTTTTAAACAACGTTAATCTTTCTGCTGATTCTGTACACGTTGTCCCTATTTATCAACGTAACAAAAACACTGCTATCCGAATTATTGGAGATACTCCATTTCCTGTGAGTCTTTTAGACATGACGTGGGAAGGTAAGTATAGCAATCGTTTCTACCGAGGATCTTAATTTATGAGCAATTCCACCTCAGGCTTTAAAGTAAGACCTGCTGCTTTAGAAGATGTACCTGTGATAGCTAAAGACTTATTGGAAGAAGGTGTAGCTGATTTCTTTAGAGCTGGTATCAATCCAGTTCTTTGTATGTCGTATGATGTACTCGAAAGTAAAACCTTCTTTCTAATTAGTCCTGACGACAAACCTGCTGCGTTGTTTGGTGTAACTGCTGAAGGGTGTGTATGGATGAACATGACACATGAAGTCCGTAAGCACCCCAAAGCTTTTATCAAATGGGCAAGAGAGTTTGTAAAGACCTTGGGACCAGTTCTTTGGAACCGAGTAGATATTCAGAACAATAATCTAAGAAAGTTCTTGAAGCTCATTGGTTTCAAGGTTATCAACGTCGTGCTATGCGACACACGAAACATCTATTATGTGGAATTTGCAAAGGTAAATTATGGTAGCATTTGAACCAGTAAGCGCCAGTATTATGGGCGCACTGTCTATTGGACAGTCATTGTTTGGAGCTAGCCAAGAAAGCCGCCAACGGCAACAACAGTATCAACAAGAAAAGGATAGAGTTCTACGTGAGAACCAATTAAATGCCAAGTTGATTGCTGCTTCTAACAAGCGCACTGCTGACATTTATGGTTATCAAACTGGACGCTTTGCTCAAAACCTTGGATTCATTCAAGAAGACTTTGCTCGTGCTGGTGAAGATCTGCAACGTGAATTAGGTCAAGCGTTTGCTCAATCTGCTTATTCTCGTCAAGGTCAATTAGCAGCATTGTCACAAGCTGTTGGATTTAACCGTGCAGCTTTTGAAGGTAGTAGCCGTTCACGCCAACGTGCTGATGTTCTTGGAACACTTGGTACGTTTGGTCGCAATGCTGCCATGGAAGCTGAAAGGCTTGCAGGTGTTGTTGGTCAAACAGGTAGAAGCCGTCAAGCACTTGGTCGGCAAGCTACTCAATCCGTTTTCAATGCTTATGGAGATCTTGGTATTCTTCCTGAGCTTCAACAGTTTACTGCAGCAGCTATGCCCAGTCAACCATTCAGTCCTAATGCAGGATTGACAATTATGAATGCATTGGTTGGCGGTGCTTCTACTGCTATGTCTGTTGGTCGAACAATGGCAAAAGGTTAAACTATGGCACTATCTAAAGAACTACAACTACAACAAGGCTATCAAAGCCCGATAGAACGCCAAGGGTTCAATCCTCTTCAATTAACCGATCAGACTGACCAACTTGAGCGTAACAAACAAGTTGAGCTTTCTAACATCAAAGCTGAGGGTGATGCACTTAACGAAACAGCTAAACTTCAAGATCTTGCTAACCGTTTAAACCTTGAAGAAGGTTCTCGGATGGTTCAGTTCTCTGAGACCCTGGGTAAAGTCGTTCAAGCTGGTGTAGAGATGTACGCCGAAGCTGGCATGGAACGAGGCATGAATAAAGCCTTGGAAGCCGGTGCTACATTTGAAGAGTGGCAAGAGTACACTGAAACCCTTAACCGTGCTAAGCTTGGTGATGCAGCAATGCAAATCACAGCTAACGATGCACTTGCTAAAGGCGAACCATTTGAAGTTGCTAACCTGTACAAAAAACTCGGTCATTATGAAAAGATCGGGTTCACCCGTGCAATGGCTAAGCAAGCTGGTGATGCTTACAAACCTTGGCTTGAAGATCAACTTCAAAACAACAACACTCTTCAAATTCGTTTGAAGGATGGTACTGTTTTCACTCCATCTGAAGCTAAAGGTGATCCAGTCAGAACCGCCCAAGCTGTTCGTGCACTCAACTCTGAGTTCTACAAACAATATGGTCTTGTAGGTGTTAACACCACTCTTCTTAATGAACATGCTTTCCCGTCTATGCGGAAAGCAAGGACTGATGTTATTGGTGAAGCTCGTTTTGAGTTTGCTCAGAATGAATCGTTTAAGACCCGTGAGCTTGCAGATGCAGAACTGCTAGTCGATAACGACCCACTAGCTTGGGTTCGTCGTATGTCTGCGACTGTTGATGCACGGGGTAATCATCTTGGATTGCGTGGTGCTTGGTCAGAGTTCTGGAAGCATCTGGGTAACCTAGATAAAGCAGGTGAATTATCGCTTGAACGCTATAACAACATTAAAAATACTGTAGATCCTGAATCTGGAACTGCTGTCGGTACTCGTTGGAAAACTCAATTTCTAGCCTTTGACAAAGAGCGTGCTGCTAATGCACGTGCTAACTTTGCTGCTGATGAAGCTGACCGTGAAATGCTTGCCAAACAAGGTGAGCAACAACTAGAAGAGTATTTCCGTAATAACCCTGATGAAGCCACTGAGGCTAACATCAAAGGTGCACAACAACAATACTTTGATAAGTACGGCAAAGAAAGCTCTTATCTTAAACAACTAGAATCTACTTACGGTATTGATGCTAAAGCTGAGCAAGAGTTGAATGATAGGTTTGAAAAGCTTGCTGAGCAGAACCTTCTCACTACTGAGATGGTTGCACAAGCCCCTTGGAAAACACAAACCAAGTGGATGGATGCAGCTAAGAAACAAGAAGCTTCTAGGTCTACTACTGGTCAATTTAAAACTCAACTCAAAGCCATTGAGAACCACGTTAAAACTAATCCTCGTGTGAAGGTTTCTCCAGATGGTTCTGCTAGTGGCATGGCTACTCTTGTGATTGGTGAGCTTCAAGCTAAGTTTAACCGTAAGGTTTCTGAGTATGTAGCAACTGGAGAGCTAAACGCTGCTCAAGCTGCTAACCAAGCCGTTACTGAAGTAATGGCTGAGTTTGATGCTGGTGGTCGTTATGCCATTGATAAAAATGGTAACTTCTCTAGCTTTAGTCTTGGCAACGCTAAAACCTCTGCTGCTATCAATGGAAAGCTAAAGAAGATTAACGATTCATTTCTTGGAGGAGGTAAAGCTTCTCTTAACAAGAAACCTGGTCTTATCTTCAACGCTGCAGAACTAACTGCAATTGAAGATGGTTACGGTGAACCCGGTTGGAAGATACCTTTTGAGGCTCAATACTGGGGATCTAAATTAGGTATTACCGGTCTTGAAGTTATCAATCGTCAACGTGATGCTGCAGGTATGCGTCCGTTAGCTGTTCCTCAATCTTTGGAAATAGCTAATACAACCATGTCCACTCAGATGCAGTCACTGCTCAATCGTCTACCGACGTATAACCGCTCTGTACGGGCTCTGAGCAGCATGGGAAGCTTCCAGCCAGCAGTTGTACCTAAAGGCTTCGGAAGCACCATACAGAAGGCTGCAGCGGCCAATGGCATTGATCCTGCTATCCTTACTGGTATTCTTGAAGTTGAATCGAGTTGGCGTGATGATGTTATTTACGGTAGAACTCGGTCTAGTGCGGGTGCTAGAGGTATCGCTCAAATCATGCCAGAGTATCATCCTGGTGTAAACTATGACGATCCTGTAGCGAGCATTAACTATGCAGCCAAACACCTTAAGGGTTTGATTGCGGCTACCGGTGGTGATGTTAATCGTGCTATTCAAGCCTACAACAGTGGTCTTGGCGGCATTGGTAAATCTCAAGAGAACAGGGATTATCTTCCTAAGGTTCTCAAATCTGCTGCTAAGTACGGCTACGGCTCTGCTTGGCGTGATCCTGCAACTATGCGTCCTTCCGTTGTCTATAAGATCGGAAGTCTTGGGTATGGATCTACGGGTCCTCACCTTGATTTGAAACGTGTTGATAGAGGTACTATTACTACTACTGGTTTCTCCAAGATTCAACCGACTGAGGTTGATAGCTTTGTAGAAGTTAATGTAAATGGTAAGTGGAAATCTCTTTCTAAAGGCACAAAAATTACTGATGATGAAGCACGTCACCGCTCACGTGCATCATTCGGTATTGATTATGCAGCACCATCTGGTACGCCAGTGAGGCTGAAAAATGGAGCTAAAGTTGTCGATACATTCAAAGGTGATGAAGGTACCGACCATCTCATTATTGAACTTCCCGACGGCAGACGCTTTCAATTCTTACACGGTACAAAAGTATAACAATGTACAATCCTTACGAGGAGTTCAACGCTAAGGATGAGCCTTTGAGCGATGACATTAAAAATCAATTGCTTCAAGATAAGGCTCAATCCGAACAAACTGTTCAAATTATGCAAGCAGCCGAACAACAGGCTGCTTCTGCAACTCCTGCTGCTAAACCTGGTACGCCTAGTCAGCAGCAACAAGCTAAACCTGAAGCTAAAGAAGAAGAGTCTACTAGCATTATTCCACAAGATGTGGGACAAGCTGCTCGTAACATCTTTGAAGGTGGTCTGGCTGCCCCAACCGGTATGGTTGACTGGGCAGTAGATCTTTACAATGTTCTTCCTACTCCTGATCTTCCTAAGATCCCTAAGTTTAAGAATGAGCTGTTCCAAGCTGCACGGGAAATCTCTTCTGTTGTACTTCCTACTGTTCTAATCACTCGTGGTCTTGGTGGTGCAGCGTCTGCTGCTAACGCTAAGGTTAAGTGGGAACTTGGTAAGAATGCACTGGTTAAGTGGTTAGGTGAAGCTGGTATTGCAGCTGGTTCTGGTGCTTTTGTTGATGCTACCAATAAACTCAACGAAACCGACGACAACCTTCAGGGGACACTTAAAAAGATGTTCCCCAAAACCTTTAGCTGGATCTCTGATGACTGGGCAACCGTTGACGGTGACTCACCTGATGTGATCCGTGCTAAGAACGTTAATGAAGGTGTTGGTCTTGGTATCTTCACTGATTTTCTGGTTGGTGCTGGTAAACTGATTCGTGCTACTCTTAAAACAAAAGAAGCTACTAGCTTTATTCCTTTAGATGAAAGAGCTGTTAACTTTAAAAGGCAGCATGAAACAGGAGCAGTAACCGTTGAAGATGAAGTTCTTGAATCTGCTGGTCGTCGGGAAGAGGCTCTTGATGAACGTGGAGTCTACGGAGAAGTCACTGGTAAACTTGGCCCCTATCTCGGTACACATAATGCTTTTGACATTGATGAAGAAGGTATCCGTGGTGTGGACTCGATGGGAGTCGTCGGCGCTGGCATTGACCAAGTACGGATTTCTAGAAATTATGGAACTGTTTATGGACGACTTCGTAATTTCATGTCTGAAACTGCTGCAAAGTATGTTCTTAGAACCGCTGATCCTTCTAAGTTCGATGAAGTAGACCAGGCACTTAAAGATTCTTTTACTTCTGCTGGTAAATACAAAGTGATGCTGGGTGATGAAGCCACCATCACAACAGCTGATGTGATTGCAGAAGGTGATCGCCTTAGTAAGATTCTGTTGGATCCTCGTATGGATGTAACGGAAATGCAAAAGGTTTTTAAAGAGTTTTCTAGTGTTGTTGATGGTGTCGAACGGATTGCTGTTGATACCAAAGGTGACATTGCTTTTACTGCTTCGTTGCAGGCTCTTCGTACTTTACGGGATGAGTACC